TCAGTGCAGACGCAACGTCAGCAGAGCACATGATGATGTTGCCCTTTCCGCGACGAGTTCTTTGTGCGATTGCGTTCGCATCTCTCTCGATTTGGAACAGAAGACCCTTGAACTTCTCAACAGACCAGCGACCGTTGGAGTCGATGTCCAGGTCGAAGATACCAGCATTAGCAACGTTTTGTGCTGCACCCTGCTCAGCGGTCTTGTAGATGGTTCTGATGACTTCACGGTTGATCTCAGCAAGAATCTCTGTGGAGAGAATGTTTGCGAGTTCCGCTTCAGCGTTCAGACCATGGATCGCCTTGAGGTCTTGTGCCAGTTCCAAGGAGTACTCTGCCTTCAGAGCTCTGGACTTAGCGGTTACAGTGACTTTCTCGATCGAGAATGCCATCTGGTTGAATGCATCACCTGAAGTGCCGAGATCTTCAGCATCATCGGTACGCAGACCCTGACCAACGGTGTAGTCAGTTTGTGAACCAGCAGCACCAACAGGGTTGAGAACTGAAGGGTTAACACCACGCTGTGCGGTAGTACCCATACCAGCATTGACCTCAGTCATGCCGTTGGTTACGTCGAATCCTTCGTTCTGACCAGAGAATGCGGTATCTACTTCATCGTAGAATGCCTCGGTTCCGTCATTAGTCTTATAACGGGAACGCATTGCGAAGATCAGTCCAGTAGGACCAGACATTGGCTGAACGCCTGCGAGGTCATATGCGACCAGGTTAGGCATAGAGCGTCTGATCAGGGAGATCAGAACTGGATCGAAACCTTGCATTGCGCCGGTGGTTGCGCCGCCCATACCAGGGGTTGCACCAGAACCGGTGTTGTTTGTTGGGGTTTCGGTCAGGAATGAACCTGACTCAGAGAAAGCCTGTTGCTCTCTCAGGAATTTTTCTTGGTTTTCGAGCAGGACTGCGGTGACAGCTCTACGATGGGAGTCTTTGATTTGCTCACATCCCTCGTGATTGAGGAGAGGTGCCCACTTTTCCTGCAACTGTTCGGATTGGAACATTTGCTTGTTTACCTATAGTGGATGTTTACGTTTGAATTAATGTTAAATTCAGTTTTTGCTAACCAGGTTGAGCGCTTTCAGATAACCAGTCATTGAACCAGAAATCGATTCTGGTGATGAGTCTACGCCTTCTGAAAGAGTTTCAGTTTTGGCAGCTTGTGGAGCTTTCTTTGCCGAGAAGTATGACTCCTTCAGCATCTCCAGCTTTTCACGATATTGTGTTTCGCTTTCAAACTCTACACTTTCGGAAAGTGATGCAAGCTTCTCCTTCTGGGTCTGTGCGAGACCTTCAGAGACTTGATCGAGAATGCCTTCTGCAACAGACTCAGAAAGTCTGCCGTTCAGAGCAATATTCTTCTCGATTTGCTCGTTGAGTTTTGTCTCCATATCATCAAGTTTTTCTACCATGCTCTCAAATACATCATATTTTTCTTCAGGGATTGATACATAATGTTCTTCAAAAAGTGACTTCATTCCAGTCAGGAATGATTCAGACATTTCTGCTTTGAGGGCATTTTCGATAACAAGTTGGTTCTCATTGAACCACTCATCAGAAACATACTCAAGGTATGAATCTACACGCTCGGAAAGACCAGCTTTCTCTGCAACAATTGCTTCTGCTACTTGTGTTTCAAACTCCTCTTGATATTTCTTCTGGAGTTCTTCTTCGATAGCAGAAACTTTTGCGTTGATAGCAGATTCAAAGATGGTACGTGCCTTCGCTTGGAATTCCTCGGAGAGTTCTTCGCCAGCGAGAAGAGCATTGACATCTTCTTCGATGTCATACTCAGCAACGGTTTCAGTAGTTTCTTCTTCAGCAACTACCTCTTCGGTAGTAGTCTCTTCTTCAGCGACTACTTCCTCTTCGGTGGTTTCTGCTTCTGCAACTACTTCTTCGCCACTTAACTCTTCCTCTTCCTTCATACCTGACATCGCTTCAGCAGGTTTTGCACCCTTATTGACAACATCTTTGACTTGCTTCAAAGTTGCGCCAGGGGTCTTTAACTTGTTTGAATCGTCGTCGGGTTTAGAATTTTCTGGAGTAGGACCACCAAGATCCTCGTATGAACCGGCAACTGAAGTATCCATAGGATCTGCAGCGGATGCGCCAGCATTAACAGCGGTCTTGGATTGCTGTGTCTTTACTTCCATTTCTTGTAAGTCTTTGTCACTAGACATTTGAACTCTCCGGATTTACCTGTATTAAATCTATATTTATTTATAAATTAAAATGTTTTATAAGTTACTGAGAAAATCATTGAAGAGACTTAACTTATGCTCTTCCAATCTTCTCTGGTCAATTAGAGTATTAATTTGTTTTTTGGTTTGCTCTGCATACTTTTCACGCAGAAGTCCACCTTCCCAAACCCACTCTTTTCCTTCCATAATTCCTTCAACAAATGCATCAGGAGCAGAAGGATCAGCAACGATATCAGCAGCAGTTGCTAACATGAAGTCGTCACCGACAATATTGCAACCTTCTTTTGTAGTTCTGAGTGAACCAATGCCGCGAGAAGAAACGCCGAGTTTTACGCCCTCTTCGACGAGACTTGCGGCAATTTTGCCCATTGGTGTAGACAGAATTTTTGCTTTACCAATGAAGTTGTCTCCACTCTCTTTTAATGAGACAATTTTATGTGAAACTCTGTCGAGATTAACGGTTGGACCATCAGGGTGACCGAGTTCACCAAGTGCTCTGCCAGCATTGACATGTGCTTCGTTATATCTACCAACCTCACGGCGCAGAGTTTCCATAGGATACATACGACCATTACGGTTTTTAATGTTTCCTTGGAGGAATACTCCTTCGATATACAGAGATTTCTTGCCAGACTTGGTAGTCTCTACAAGAAACTTGACTGATTCGATCTCTTCTCTGATGAGTTTCATTTTTACTCAGGATGATTGTACTTGTTGAATATATGCTTTGCCTGTTCCAGCCTCTGATTTAACAGCGACTTTGAATGATCTTCTTAAATCAGTGGCAAGAGCAGGATTAAACGTATCTGTTACTGATGACGAGTTATTTGCGACGGTAATTCTTGTCCCAAAAAGTCCGTCATATGCTGCGGTTGTATTAACAGCAGTCACTGGTTTATGTGAAAAATCAAAGTTTGATTGACCAGTAGCAGTCAGTGTTACATAATCACCTACACCAAATGGCGAATAGGTTCCTTCTGGAAAATCAATGACTGTCGTTGCTCCAGTTGTGATACCAGAAACTTTTGCTGAAACAATGGGTCCAAGAGAAAGTGTCTCTGGTTCCCCAGCACCGACGTAGAAATTTGTATTTGCAGCTGTTGGTTCAGTACCGATTGCAACATAAACCCCAACAGACTCTGCATAAATTCTAACGCTGTCAGATTGTTGACTGATAGCGTTACTTTTTGCAGATGATGTTGACGTTGATACCGTCTGACTATTACCAACTGGGTTTTGTGACGACATTATTATTCCTTGAAGATCATTTATGAGTTATTTATAAATATCAGACACCATCAGTGGTTTCTAACTGATCGTCAGAAACTTGCTCCTCTCCAGGTTCTTCTTCTGTTGCATTGAACATAGAATTACCGATTTGAGGACGAATGCCTTCAATTCTTTCTGCAGACTTTGCATAAAGAAGGTCTTTAATCTTATCGCTAATTGAAGATGGCGATTCATCAGTAGCAATCATATCTAAAAGATCATCCATTTAATTAAATTAATATAAGACTATGGGTATTTATATCTCGCCACCCTTGGGCATTTCTGGTGCCTCTGTTGCAGATCCGTCTGCTTCAGGTTCCATCACTGGTTTTCCTAGATCCATGCTTGCTGCACCATCTACGGGTTGACCAGTTTCAGGGTCAACAGGTGCCATTGGATCAACAATAATTCCTTTTTTAATTTCATTCTTGATCAATCTATCCTGTTCAAGAATTTCAATATCAGTTTGACGCAAAATCTTGCGGCGAACATAGTCCTGAGAGTAGTATTTACCAACATAAGGTTCTGCAGTTGCTGCCAGTGACAGTCTTTCATTCATCAGTTCTGCTTCTTTCAGTTCCGAGAAATGATTGTCATACAGGAAATCATATTGAATGTGCTCTGACATCATCTCCCAATCTTCAGGGGTGATGATGTTTTTCAGAATCAATTGAGTCTTCAGCATGTCATTGAACATGTTGGAGAATCTTTTTCTCAAACGACCAACAAACTTGGTAAACTTCAGTTCGTCTCTGAGGATTTCAGAAGATCTTCCGAGATTAAATCCGCCTTCGCCATCCATGCGAGACGACGGGACGTTGAGTGATCGGAATAACTTCTTTTTAAAATACTCAATGTCTGTGATTTCTCCCAGATTTTGTCCTCCTGGAAGAGTAGAAATTTCAGTACCACGTCCTCCCTCTCGTCTAGGTAACCAAAAATCCTCAAGCATAGCCATATATTTTTTGTCATCACGAATCTCTCCAGTGTTTGCATCATAAACGAGTTTGTTGCGATAGCGCATCATTACATCGCGCAAGTATTGTTCTGCTTTTTGCTTGGGCAGATTACCAACGTCGATGTAGAAAATTCTACGCTCAGGAGCACGGGATAATCTATAGATTACCAGTGAATCCTCAATCATACGCAGTTGATTGAGTGATTTGATTGCTTTGTGGAGATAAGAAAGTGTATTGCCTTTGTTTCTATCTACAAGACCTGAAGTACAATAGGTGATTGCATCTTTAGCAATTTTGATACCTTGACCAGCACCCGTCTGCATTGGGTTGCCAGTTGGATATGTACCTTTGGGATTATAAACAAAATACTCTTGAATTTCTGGGAAGTCATAATCCATGGGATTATCACTTCTAATTTGTTGAACGGGACTGATTTTTTTATTGTCGTTCTTCTTTTGTTGACGAACATAACGCATTTTCATTGCGTCAATATAACGAAGTTCCTGAATACCTGCTTCGGGATTCTTTAGATCGATAATTTTATGATAATAAATGCGACCATCGATATACCAGTTACGATAAATCTCATGCGCTTTTTTATCAAAATCTAAAAGATCAAGAATGTGCTTAAATTCTTTACGAATTTGAGTCTTGATGCCATCACTGGCATTCAGATTTGACAACTCGATTTCAATAGGACTATCATTACTATCAGAAACAATAGCCTCGTTTACAATATCTTCGATGGCACTATCGCATTCTGGATGCAGTGCCATCTCACGATATCTTTTAATCAAATCAAATTCTGTTCTGTAGATACCTTCAATATCTACATATGAACCAAAAAAACCACTACTCATGTAGTGGTCAGCCCCGTCCTCATTGTTGGGAGGAACGGGGGAGACCGCTGACGGTGAGAGTGGTTCGTTGTCCTCTATAGAGAACCCAAATAACTTGGACATTATTTAATATACGAGAGATTTGCCTTCTCTTATTTATCAGTTCATCGCTACGCCAGTTTGATCTGCAACACCAGCAGCTCCACCTGCGCCTGAATACCAGTTATTGACTGCAAAGTCAACGGTAAACTCTTCGATGGTATCGCTAGAATCGTATGAAAGATCAATAGCAGAAACATTGACTGGGAAAATATCTTCAAAGGTGTAACTCTTCAGTGGTTTGACTGCAGATCCACCAGCAGCATTGCTGTGTGTTTTTGAGAATCTTCCCTTATCAGCACCTCTTCCAAGTTGCATTACCTGAGCACTGGTCATATATTCGGCTGGATTAGTAGCACCAGTATTGTTTCTCAATCTGGCAATACCGTTCATCCAAGCTTCAAATCTGTTTCTCAGAGAGAAATCTTCATCGTTGATGATGGTAACAGTCCAGTTATCGATGGTTCTGTCGCCAGCAACTTTGAAAATTCTTCCTCTAAAAGGAACATCAATTGATGCTACGTTTGATGCAGGCATATTTGCTGCCTTACACATGAATCTAAACTCTAATTGATCGTCATTTGTCCATCCTGCACCAGGACCAGTTTTTGCTGCTGCTGGGAAGTTTGGAATAGAAACTTCAAATAGATTGGGGCGTGCGCCGCCCCCCTTGAGAGTACCTTTAAAATCGGAAATTGTACGTAAGTTTGACATTTTTAGAAATCCTCCGTTGTTTTATAATTTAATGATCAAACTCTACCTGCTACTTCTTCAAAACTGATTCCAGTTCTGGTAGCAACGAAGGTCAACGTGACGTAGTTGATCGACTTAGCAGGCTTCAGGAAGATGTCTGCTCTGAACTCATTGTTATCAATAACATCAGGTGTGTTATTGGTTTCGTCACAGATTACCAAGAATCCATAGAGACCTCTCTTCGCTTCAATGTCGCGGAGGAATGGATCAACGATGTTTCTAAAGTTTGCTCTAGTGATATCGTCGTTCAGTTCAAAGAGTTGTGCCTCTGCTGCACTTTGCAGTGCTTGCTCGATGGTGAGGAACAAGCGACGGACGTTGATTCTGTCGAATGCAGAATTATATCCGAGAGCAGTTTTGTCACCGAAGAGGAGAGTTCCAAGACCCGGCTGGGTGATGAAAGAGTTGATTCTCTTAGGATAGAGACGATCTCTTTCTGCTTTGCTTGGGTTATATGCAAGTTTAATTGCATTGTTGATAACACCACGTTGCTGTCCTGCGGGCGAGAACCATGGGAAAGCAACCAGACTTGTGCGAACCATCAAACCAGCAACATCAGGGTTACAAGGCACGTAACGGAACTGATTGTTGAATCTATCGTACTGATACTTGTAACCACTGTCGAACGTCGCGTAGGACGAAGACATGAGTGGGTTGAAGTATTCGAGAAGATTGTCAGTTTGGGTTGTAGAATTGGTTACGTTAACCAAGTCTGCTCTGTGTGGACCAACAACTGCCATGCAATCTTTTCTTGCATTAGCAACAGAGATCAGATAGTTCGCCTTTGCTTGCGAATCTTGCTTATCAGTGCATCCTGGTCCCATGATGAGATAATCAACTTGGATTTCATCTGGGTTAGCGAACAATCCGTATGAAGTAATCAGATCAGAAAGTTCTGCTTTTGCTCCACCTGCTGTGGAATAATCAACACCACCCTTAAGAGTGTAGGAGATGTTTCCGACTCCAGCGAATGTTACGCCTTGTGCGTCAAGACCCCAGAGACCGTCTCCAGATGAAACAGCAGTAAATGATGCACTTCCATTTGCAAGTTCTGTAAATCCAGTTGCAACAGGATTACTGCGACCATTAGAGGTGGAAATAGGTCCGTTGGAGAGGTTGTATCCAGCGAAGACATTTTCGGAGAAATCTGCAAGGTAGTTCTTGTAGTAAATCTTTTGTGGAGAATTTACTGCGGAGATTGCATCAAACGACTTGGAAAGACCAACGTGCTTCTCAAGAACGTTTCCTTGAACTCCAGTTACAGCACCAAGATCATCTACAACAACAACGTGAATTTCGTCGTTATGTGATTTTCTCAGACTTGCGTAGTTAGAAGTTGCTGGTTTTGGTGCGAGTGACTTCCAATAGATCGTGGAATTTGTCAGACCCAGAGTCTGATCATCATACCAGTCTCTAACTGAAGATGCAGTTGCGGTTGCTGCTGCACCAACTGCCGAACCAAAAGTAAGTGTTGAACTTGCCTGGAATGCTGAACCAACAGCACCTTCTGCGTAGTCAATCTTGGTCTCAGTTCCTGCAGTAGAAACTCTGGAGTCGATCTTAATTTCAACTGTGGAGAGAGCACCATTTGTTGTGTTGGTGGTCATTCCAACAACGATTCCTTTCAGATATCCGTTGAAGGTTTCGGTTGTTCCGTTTCCAGCAAGAACAGCACCGATATTAGCGGTAACTCCAGTTCCGACTGTTACACCAGCACCAGCAAGACTGGTGGTGTTAACACCGATGATCTGGTCTGCTACACCGTCAATAACACAAACCTTGAGGTTGTTTGCCCAAGTTCCTGGGTTCTTTGCTGCCCAAGTATAGGTAACACCAGCACCAGCATGTGACTCGTAGTAGTTGTCGTAGTTCTTGATCTTTAACGTTGTAGATTCGGCAGAAACTGCAGCGTTAGCGTTATTCAGATTAGATCCGTCTGCTCTTAC